AAAAGCTTTTGGAAGAAGACGATGAACTTCGTAGAAAACTTTTACGGAAAGCCGGAGTAAATACCATAGGTACTACTAAAAAGCAACTGGAGAAAATAGAAACAAATCTATTCCCAGTCGATGGTGTAGAATATGAAAACTATTCAGATTCAGAAGAGGAGGAGGAAGACGATGAATAAGAAAGAGGTAGAAGGTATAGAGAAAGTAATTAAAGAGTATCTTAAGAAAAATTTGAGAATGGAATCTAGGGTTAGGTATCTAGATGCTTATAGCCAACCCGAGAATTATTTAGATGTATATCTTGGAGAGGAAAAGATTCAAGAAGTTTCACTTTATGAATTAGATTTTGGACGATGAGCAAGAAAACAATATTACTGATTGATGGAGAGAATATTCTCCATCAGTCTTTTCATAAGTTCGAAAAACTTAAATCTACCGATGGCAAACCGAGTGGGGCAATATTCGGATTTTTCAAATCTCTACATATGTATCTTACAAGGTTCGAACCGGATGAGGTTTATATTTCATTCGATAATGGTCATTCACCAGTAAGGACGAAGTTATTGCCCAATTACAAGGGACATAGAAAAAATATATCTGTAGATTACGAATCATTGCAAAAGCAAAAGGCAATTATAATGAAAATGCTGGGTATGCTAAGAATTAATTATATCTTCGATAAAAAGAAATCTACAGTATATGAAGGAGATGACTTCTTAGCATACCTTGCAATTAAAAAATTCCAATCCGAGAAAATGATACTTATATCATCAGATAAAGACTTTAACCAGTTGCTATCAAATAACCTGAGGATATATAATCCCAGAAAAGATGAGATGATAAGAATGGATAACTGCAAAGAATTATTCGGTTATCATTCTCATGAAACGGTAGAGTACCTTGCAATGGTTGGAGATACTTCCGATGATATACCAGGGTTCCCGGGTATAGGCCCAGTAAAAGCAAGGAAAATCCTTGATGAGGGTAGAATTGAGAAGTTTATTGCCCAGAGTAAGAACAAAGAATATCTTCAAATATGGAAAAGGAATGAACAGTTAATCGACCTTTTCTGGTTTGTAAGACATAATCCATTGGATAAGTTACCAATTAAGTCAAAGAAGAAGTTTAAGTATGAGAAATTCAAAGAACTTTGTATCGAATACTCTTTAGCATCATTTTTGACAAATGAATTTATAAAACCATTTAAATCATTACATCATGAGTAAGAGAATTATGTTTGTGGGTCCCTCTGGTATAGGGAAAACTACTTTAGCTAAGTATGTAGCTAAGAGAGAAGATCTACCTTTTATTTCTGGTAGTATGTCAGATTTATTACCTGCTACTGAAGGGGTATCACATAATGAAATATTATCCCTCGGTTCGGAGGCAATGTATAAAGCAGATTTTCAACTTCTGAACAAAAGGAATAGGTTATTCAAGGATAGAGAATACTTCGTAACTGATAGGAGTTATGCAGATTTGGCTGCTTATTTTTGGTATAAGCAATCAAGAACTTTACCAGAATGTGAAATGGAACATTTTTTCTGTCAATGTAAGACTTTAATGGAAGATCAATGTGATGTAGCAATCTTCTTACCATTAAATCTAGATACTTATAAGCATTGGTCAATGGAAGATAATGGTAAGAGAATACTTAACAGATTCTTCCAAGTTCAGATATCATCTCTTATGGGGGAATTGCTTGCAAATTGGGAAATACCCACTATTTGTATATCTGAGCTCGATTTAGGTATGAGAACGGAACAAATCAATTACCATTTAGATAGGATATGGGGAAAGAAGTAATAGCAATAGCCTTTTCAGATTTACATATAAATCTATGGGCTAAGTTTAATGAGAACAATCACAGGACCCTGAATAGTTTCAGGGTTTTGTCGATTATACGGAAATTATGTAGAAGGTTTAACTGTCCTGCATTATTTTGTGGAGACTTATTTCATAAGGCCGAAACAATGGACCAAGAATTGGCAGAGATATGTTATAACGAACTAATCGAAGGATTTTGGATATATGCCATATCTGGAAATCATGATATTAAGAAAATAAGTAAGGTTGGTACTAAACCCTTTAGCTGGCTTTATCAAGTAGAGAAGTATGGTATCATGATATTAGATTATGAAAAAACCCAACTATCTTCTACACATAAAGATATTATGGTATATGGGGTTCCTTATATTGATAATAATGTGGGTCTAAGTGAATACTTAAAGAAGTTAGAATTAGATAAAAGTAAAAAGAATATTCTTTTACTACACACCGATTATCCTGGTGCAAAAGATACAGATGGTAGGGAAATAGATTCCGTAGAAAACTTAAATGTGAATGTTCTCAATAAGTTCGATTTAGTATTATGTGGGCATATACACAAACCACAAAGACTATCAAAGAAGGTTTATATGATTGGAGCCCCTAACCATCAGAGGAGAACCGATAGGGGATGTGAATTGGGGTATTGGAAAATCTATGAAGATTTGTCTCTGAAGTTTGTACCTTTGAAAAATTTCCCAAAGTTCATCGATGTAGAAAGGGAAGAGGATATTAATGATGATGGCAATTATTATACGGTAATCCCTCAAAAAGCTAGTACTCCAGTTAATAACAAACATAAGATTACTAAGCAACTTTCTAAGAAGTCTCTAGCAAAGAGATACCTAAGAGAGAAAGGTATTAAAGATGAGGTTAAAACTAATCTATTAATTGAAACACTTAAAAAGGCTGAGTCATGTTAACGTTCTTAAACTTAGAGGCAGAAGGATTTTGTTCAATAGAATCCTTACATCTACAATTAAACCCAACTTGTACCATACTTATCAAGGCCCCAAATGGGAAAGGGAAATCAACTATTCTCTCTGCCTTGGTATGGGCAATATATGGGAAAAACCTAAAGGGTGTTTCTGAGGTAAATACTTGGAAGCAAGTAAGGCCTAAAGATTACAAGGGTACTAAGGTACAAGTATATTTTCAGAAAGATTCTCATACATATAAGATAGTTAGATGTCAAAAGTATGATGAAGTACTTGAGGATGGTGCTAAAGGTAAAGACAGACTTATCTTCATGAAAGATGGGGATATAGTTGATATCAAAGGGAAGGGGAAGATACAGGATTTTATAAACAGAGAGATAGGTTTATCATATACTCTGTTTATGAACTCAATCATGTTTGGTCAGGGTATAAAGAGACTTATACAAGAATCTAATTCGGATAAGAAAAAGATATTCGAAGAAGTATTTGACTTAGAGTTCTTAAACCTTGCTAAAGGCATTGCATTACAAGATAAAAATAACTTGATATCTCAAATAAATGAGGTAGAGCATGAGTCTCAAATGCTTAAGAAAGAATTAGAGGCTAACAAGGAAGCTTACTTCGATATGAGAGATAGAGAAAAATCCTTCAAGCAAAAAATCAAAGAAGAAAGAAGAGAGTTAAGGAAAGATAGAGAAAAGCTAACTAAGCTACTAATTGAAAAACAAAAACAAATCAAGGATGAAGTAGATGCTTCGCTTCAGATAAAGATTAAAAAACAAAATGAACTAATCCTTGATTTGAGGAGTAAGATAAAAGATGCAAAGAATTTATCGAATGTACCCCTTAAGAAAGTAATCAAAGAATTGGTAATACAGTTAGAAGCCGGTCACTACAAACGTGCGTTACGTGATGCTAAATCAATATATAAAGCGTTTTCTGACCTTGACAAATATGATAAAGAGTATCAAGAGGCTTTAGAAAGGTTGGAAGAACTTAGTAGTGTAAATGATAGGTATAATAAATTAAAATCAGACTGTGATGATATTGCTTCTGATATTGCTTCTATTGACGAAGACCTGGCTAAGCTCAAGCAAGAAAAGCTTAAGGTCATGTCTCCAAAGTATAAACAAAAACTTAAGGAGATTAGGAAGAATTTACGGAAGGTTGATGAAGACTTTCACAATAAAGAGTTAGAGTTAGAGAATTATAACTGGTTAATTAATGACCCATTGGGTAATAATGGGATTAAGGCTTACCTATTTGATTCATCACTTGAGTTCTTAAATAAATGCCTCGATAAGTATTCAGAGGTATTGGGATTTAGGATTGAATTTAATATTGATTTGGGTACTGCTAGAAAAGAATTTGTTACTCTTATTGAAAGAGATGGGATGATTATAGATTACGATGAACTATCAGGTGGCGAGAAACAATTGGTCTGTGTAGCAATGGCTTTTGCAATGAATGAGGCTTTAACTGCCTCTAAGGGTATTAACTTAGCATTCCTTGATGAGGTATTTGAATCACTAAGTTCAGATAACATAGAAATAGTTACTTCCTTAATACGTTACATATTCAAAGAAAAAACTTTATTCTTGATAACCCACTTAGATTCTCTTCCTCTAGGTAATACTAAAATTTTGCAAGTGGAAAAGACTCAAGGCCTGAGTAGGTACCAATTACTATAATGGTATATAAAAATACAATACATCATTATATTATGAACTCTAAGAATAAAGGAAATCGATTCGAAAGAAAGATAGGTGCTTGGTTTACAAAATGGACCGGGTACAAATTTGAAAGGAATAGAGCGGGGAGTGGAGCTTGGCATTCAAACAAGGACTCCACTTCCGATTTAACCTGTACTGATGAAAGGCATGCTCATAGATGTAAGATATCCATCGAATGCAAGAATTATAAAGAGATTAAGTTTGAACATCTACTCTTAGGTAATAAGGGATGCGATATATTGAAATTCTGGGAACAAGCTTCTAAGGATGCAAAAAGAGCAAATAAAGTTCCTATACTCTGTATGAGATATAATTCAATGCCCTCAGAAGAATTTTTCTTTGTAGTTGGAAAGAATTTATCTTCAGTATTCTATAAACCCCTATTCGATAAAGCCAATATTATGGTAATTGATGTACCAAAGATAGATGAGATTCTTTATGTATTCATGGCTAGTGACATATTGAAGAATGTAAACTATAAGTTAGTACATAAACAAGCTAAGTTAATTATTAAAAACCGGTAACCTATGAAGAAGCATACCCCATACTCATATTGTATATTTTACCTTGAAAGGAAGTACTGTGATAAAATCAATAAAGAACTCAAAGAAAAGGGGTATGACCAAATCAAGGCAATTATTCCTATGGTAAACGTATTAAGAAAAACCACAAAGGGTAAGATGGTATTCGAAGAAGTACCAGTATTATTCAATTATGGTTTTATGAGAATGCCTACTAAATTAGCATTCTCAAGGCCATTTCTTAATAAGTTACGTAGGAATATATCGGGTATCAGAACTTGGTTACGTAATACTGAGACAATGCACCCAAGAAAGAAAAAGGTAAGGATTGACAATGCCGAAGACTTTGATGATTTTTCTTTAGTGGCTACTTGTAGTAGAAAAGAAGTAAGGCGATTTAAACGTATTGCTAGAGAGAATAAGAAGTTTTCAGTGGATGATTTAGTCAATGTAAAGCCTGGAGATTACTTAGTATTACGGGGTTATCCCTATGAGGGAGTAGATGCTACAGTATTAGAGGTTGACCATCTTTGTAAAAGAGTAAAAGTTCTTATATACCCTGAAATGGGAAGAATGGAAGTATGGTTACCTTTTGACAACGTTATCTATAGTGTATATTTAAATCATGACCCAGATAAGCTTTATGCTAATTCTGGGGAATATGACCCTAATCAGATAACCAATGAAGCAATTGATAGTATAATGAGATATAGGGGAATTTAATGTTATGAACGAAGCTCAACAAAAAGCCTGGAGTTGTTTAATTGATAAAGAACAACAATCATTATTCCTTCAACTATCAGAAAGTAAATCTTCATGGGAAGCTGGTGAAATTTTAAAGTTATCTCATTACAAGTATCTTGAAATCCGGGAACGGTCAGAGAAATTCTTTAGGCTATTCTCGGATTTTTTTGAGAAACACACTTCTATTTTTCGACCAGATTGCCCCTGTGAGAGGAATTTCCAAGATTATATGGAGGGATGTTTAGAGAAACGATTAAAAAGAAAAGAAGCAAGCTTATTCACAGGAGACTCGGCTCAATTACTCCCAAAGGTAAACTCTAAAAATATAGAGAGAAACATGAAGAGGTTAAAGGAGTCTGATGATGAATGGGACATAGATACTCTAAGATTAATTCTTGAATTTGATAGGTGGAATAACTTTAGAATACTTCCAAGGATGCTACAACAGCCATCTGCATTTAAAAGGCGGTCGAATAAGAAGGATAAGATATATATCAAATACCTACTTAATAGGGTACCAGATTGGATGCACACTAAACTCAAGGAAAGGTTTAGGTATAAAGTAAAACCAGGAAAGAAAAAGTATTGGGTAGCTTTAATATCTGAGGACCTATATACCGATGGTTATCTATTGTTACCAGTAAGACCTTTGGATGAAGTAGTAGATGAATTCAGTAGATTTTACATGTATGTATTCAAAACTAAAGATGATGCTGATACCTTTGGTTTTATGGTATCTAAGTTTATGATTAAAACCGAATCTGTTAAGCTTGGACAAAAATTCTGGCCAGAGTACCGTTGCTGTGTGGAAAGAGCAGTAAACTATAATCAAGTGAACAACATAGAATTCAATATTAAGAAATTGGATATGGCTTATAACACACATATCAAGAGAAAGCCTAAAAAACCTAAATCCACTGCTGCGAACCGAGCAAAAACCTCGGATTTTTATAAAAATAAATAGAGAAATAAGATAAGATTAAATTATTTATTCTTATATTTGCAAAGAAAATAAATGAATACTTTAAAATATTAATGATATGGCAAAAAAGAGTAGAAAAGACATGAAAGTTCCATCCAAGGAGAAATCAAATTTCCTTGGTGCTTCTGGGAGAAACATGACTTATAAGGATTTAAAGAGAAAGGCTATCATATTAGGGATGCCTTTCCCTGATGCTTGTTCTGCTGGGGTATTTGACTTATTACATTATATCAATGTATCAGAAGAAAAGCCCGATAAATCGTTAATTGATAAATATGACGATTGGATGGATAAGCAATTAGAAAATATTGGGTATTCGAAAGATGACCCATTAAGAAATTCCAGATTAAGGCTTGGGTTTCTCGGAGAAGAAGGGGAAAATGGGCAAAGAAGAACCAAACGAGTTCCTGGGATAAAGAAACCTCGAGAAAAGAAACCACCAAGAGAGAGGGATGAATTTAATCTTATCAAGGGTACAAAGAAATCTTATGTATTTGAATTAACTGCAAAAGGTTTTGAACTTGATAGAGTTATTCGGAGAATGAAAAAGAAATTCCCCGAAGCAAATGAGAAATCTATCAATCTTTGGTATAGAATGGCAAAGAGGAATATAAATGGTAAAACTAAAGGAAAGTAACAACGGACCCATACGACCAGATAGATATTATATATGGACTTGGAGACCAGATACTACCAATAAGATTGTTACTGAAAAGAAATTATATAGGAAACATCTAACCGGTATACCATACTTTACTAGACACCAAGTAAAGGTTACCTTAGTTTATCTTTATGGTGTAGATGTTCTTAAATATATCCATATAATATCTGGGAGGAAACTTATAAAACAAGGCATTAGAGAATTATCCGATATGAATGGTAAACTTCTTAAAAAGGGTAGTACTAAATTCTGGTTTAAGGGTAAATTCGTAAAAGCAAGGAAGTTCATAATGCCAGATGAATATCACATAGATAAACACCGACGAAGAAGATTTATGGTACAAATGCACCGAGTCTTTAAGTCTAAAGGAAAAAAGGAATTCAATGAAAGGTACTCAATCAAACTCTATGGACAACGGCAAGGCATATCTCCCAAGTATACAAGGCAAAAGAGATTACAAATCAATCTTGCTATCCTACAGGATTTACAACAGGCTGAGTCAAGAGGAGAAACATAAATTCAATCTGTTATTCATGCAGTATCCCCCATTGGTAAGTTCATTGGCTTTATATTTAAGAAAGAAGATGAACATCCCAATACAAAAGGTACTATTTATCAAAGCACAAAGGGATATGCTTGAAATATTCGATGAGGCATCACTTAAATTTTTAGGGTATTTGCCTAAAGAAAGGTTTATTAAGAAGTCTCTATTATTTCAAGGGTTTGTTCCATTAGAGAGTATTAAACTTAGAAGGTCTTATGCTTATATAATGACAAATAGGATGATAGAAAATAAAATATGGGTCTACCCAATTCGATTATCCGATAACTATAAAACAATGATAAAAGGGAAATACAAATCCCATACCGAAGTATTTGGGAAGGTGGGTATTCCTGGGATAACTAAAATTAAATATAGCAATGAATAATAACGAAGGTTTTAAAATCACAGCACATCAACCAGCAAACCTATTTGCAGGTAAGAAGTTTAAGATAGTCACTTATCAAGGTGACAAGGAACTTGCCTCTCAGGCAATAACAATTGAATCTCAATTAGAATTAAAGACAACTCTAGATGAGATAAAACAATTCAATATTGCTCAGGAGGAATTAGTAAAATCTGGGTATACTCAGAAATCCATACTGGTAAAGAAACTTATAACAGAGTGATATAAATAAATTATTAACCAACTTAAACATTACGAAAATGGCTAAGAAGAAAAAAGAAGTGGAACTGAAAGAAGTTTCCAGAACAGAAATCAATGGTGCAATCATCATTAAGTACGAAGACGGCTCAGTAAAGATTATCCCTGTTCCTATCATGCTTTCTGCCGAAGAAGCCGAAGACCTTTTTGGTTCTGAATCCGATGACGAGGAAGAAGAAGAAGAAGAGGAAGAATCAGACGATGATGATGATTCCGAAGAGGAAGAAGAAGAGGAAGAACTGACCGGTGAAGAACTTGCCGAAATGGACTTCGAAGAACTTGAGGATGTCTGCGACGACAAAGACCTTGAAACTGACCCAGACGATTACGATGAAGACGACGTCGAAAAACTCCGTAAAGCAATTGCTAAAGAACTCGGTCTCAAATTGCCGGCAAAGAAAGAAACCAAAGGTAAAGGCAAGAAAGGGAAAAAGTAATCTGGTAACTGTATTCAAGATTTAAAAGAAGGTAGGGAAATTTCCCTACCTTTACTATCAACTATTAATAAACGTAGAAGTTTACTTATAATAACCATTAACTTATAAAACATTAAAAATTATGGCAACAAAGAAATCAGACTCCAAGAAGAAAGGGGATAAGGAAAAAGACCCAGAAAAAGAAGCTAAACGTAAAGCTCGTCAAGAGGCACTAAAGAATCGGCCGGCTGAACAACGCCCTAACAGCAAGCAAATCGACGTTATTTCCATTAACGACAAATCCAAGGTAATGAACTTTGGTTATGCCGTTAAGAACAAGGAAGGCTATCAGGGTGTAGTGGTTACTTCTGTATTGGTTACGGATGGCAAACCGGTATCAACTTCAGTTTCATTCGTTCCGGGAACTCTTACCGTTAAGTCTAAGAAAGGACATGGCGTTATTTGTTCTCCGAAAAACAAAAAGGCTAAGGAAGAAGAAGAGGAAGAATCAGAAGATTAATCTAGGCACATCCTAAAATAGCGATTACATATCGTCTGCAATAGTTTAAATTTCATAGAGTAACAACCCCACACTTAGAACGTTGTTCAGCCAAAAGCTCATTGCCTGCGAAGGTAGTGGGCTTTAATTTTTTTATACCCATGGAAGAAGAGAAATTAGCAATTCGAAAGAACATTCGAATACTTGCATTGGATAATCTAATAAATACTTATACTGATGTACTAGAAGATAAAGAATTAAACCTGGGACCAGACGAAAGGGAACTTGCCATCAATATAATAAATGAGGCAAGAGAAATGCTATCAGAAGAAACTCAGGAAGTATCTAACCAAGTAATGCAAAGACCCAAATGGAAAAAGACTTAAGATTATTAGTGGGAAACATTAATCAAACTCTCAGAGAATTAGATTATGTTTCGTACCTTAAAAAGGTAGCTCTTAGTAAGGGTAAGAAAGGAGAATACCAATCCCATAGGTTGAAGAGTAATTATCTGAAAAGAAAACTCATATCTCTTAAAGGAGCCCTGAATAAAAAACTTCATGGGACTTATATTGTTGCCCAATTTAATTTTATAAGGGGGGAACAGAAAGAAACTTTTGAACAAACTTTTACGGACTTATCTCAGAAAGAGGTAGAAGATATACTTCAACTCGAGGCAGTTTTAAAACAATGCAGTTTAGAAATCCTAGAAATTAAAGAAATCCCAACCCAAATTAGGAAGGTATAACTATGGTATTATGTAAATAGGAAATTCAATTATTCACCTAATATAAATGAAAATGGCTAAGAAAACAGAAAAGAAGAGTAAATCGGAATCCAAGACTCTGGAACTCACAAAGGCTAAGAAAGCTTTGGATGCTTACCTTAAAGAGAACAAGTTGGACCCTACTAAGGATTGGACCAAAGACAAGAAACATGGTAAAAAGGTTACCGAACTTGTAAACAAGCTCAATAAGGAAAGAGACAAAGTTGCTGCTGCCTATCCTGAAGCTGACCAAGAGAACAACAAGAAATTGGTAAAACTCCAGGAAAAAGAGAAAAAGGAAAAAGCTGAGAAGAAGGCTGCCAAAGAGAAAAAGGAAAAGAAAGGAAATGGTGGTAAAACAGCTACCAAATACGATTATCCTCTCATCGATGGAAGAGAAATGACTTCGGCTGAGAAGAAAAAATATCGTATGGAGCAAAGAAAACTTGCTTCAGGTAAGGCTCCCAAGGAGGAAAAGGAAACTAAGAAAAAGAAGGAAGAAAAGGTAAAAGAAAAACCGGCTTCCGATAAGAAAGATAAGAAGGCCAAAGACAAGAAGAAAAAGAAGGCCGCTAAAGAAGAAGATTAATAAGAGCACTTTTTACTTTTACTTATCATATTTTTGAGTATTCGTTAATAATGGTAGAAGGCCTGGCAATATAAAAATTGTTCAGGCCTTTTATTTTCTAATTAAGTCGAAAATGGAACAAGAAGTATATAAACCAAAACTTAGAATCACTACACTATCAGAGAATGGTACCCCATTATCCGATAGGTTGGTAGATGCCTATACCGAGATGAATTCAGGTCCAAAGGTACAGCATAACGGTCCCATAAGAGTAGAAGTAACTCTTACTAATAAACAAGATATTGATAACTTCAAAGAATACTTAGATAGGTTATCTGGTACATTGCCTGCTAAGGCACCTAATGTTGGCAGAGGAAGACCTGCAGGGTCTACAACTAAGGAATTGGAATCACCAAGGGAGGACATTCTTGCAGATGTAGAGAAAATGATTGAAGAGGGTAAAAGCCAACAAGATATTATTAAATATCTTAGGGGATTGGGATTTGTATTTATCCTTACTGAGGACTTTCTATTTCACTTTCCTGGATTTGAGTTCAATAAAAAGGATGTGGGAGAAGCAACCGACAATAAGCAATATCCAAATTCATTCTCTTGGATGGCAAGATGTATCAAACGAGCTAAGGACCCAAAAGCAGATAAATTTGACCCAATGGTAATCTTTGGTTTTAGCATTCTTGGGGGACCCTCGAAAAAGATTATCCCATATCTCTATAAGGAAAGGAAGAAACCATTAAGGGCCCAAGTTGGTAAGAACGTAATCTCCTTCTCTCAAGCAGAATTCACTAAACTTCCAAAGTATATGTTAGAATCCGAAAGGATTAAGTTCTCTACTGAACAGAGACAATTGCTTTTAAGTCCCGAAAAGAAGCCTTCTAAATTCTTCCTAAGATGGGTAAACGATGCTATATTTCCAGACTCCATAAAGGAAAAGATGGAAGAAATCAAGAACCGCTAACACTTACCTCCGTATTTATTAAAAGAGTATTTTATATAAAATAATTTTAGTATATTTGCATAAAGAAAATTTAATTATGGACAAGGAAACAAAAGACATCGTAAAGCTCATTGCTGGTATTCAGATTGAATCACTCAACTCAATCAAAGAGGATGTTAAAAATGGGAATGATATTGCCCAAGACTTAATCAAAAAACTCCTTCAGATTGAGGATGACGAAATAATTCGAGCACTAGATGAGCACATTAAATTATACGTAGAAATGGAGAATACTCCTCAACTGATAAATATGCTAAGTGAATACCAAATGCTGGTATGCTCACATATATTATTCAGAATGGAAGATGAATGGGTACACACTAATTCTCAGGGAGTACTTGGTACTTGGGCAATCTTTCAAAGGGCAAATCTCAAATTCCACCCAGAACTAACACTTTTAAAATTAATATAGACATGGAAAAGAACGAATACTTAGAATCAGTAAAAATGAACACTGGAGTCGAAATGATTCCTTGCGAATCCTCTAATATTGAGGGCTTTGGTTATGACTCAAAGAAACAACAACTTTGGGTTGCTTTTAAGGGAAATAGGGTATATCGATATGATAAGGTACCTTACGAGGTTTGCAATGAATTACACCAAGCAGAATCAAAAGGTAAATACCTTGCAAAGAACATTAAAAATAAATTCGAAACTACAGGTTATGAACTCAGAAACTAAATTCATATTGGGCCTGGTAACCATGGGGGCAGTGATTTACTTTATTGGTGAGAATAGAACTCATCAAGTAGAAGTGAGCACTGCTCCTTCTCGTTTTGAAAATCCAATAACCAAGTTAATCTCTCTTCAAGATAGCATGGGTATTAAACCAAAAGAAAGGGAGCAAAAGAAACAATGGTATAAGTATAGGGTAGAAATAGAAACTATTCCAGAAAATCAAATCTATAAGATTGAGAAATCTGGATACCAGCAATATGAAGTTTCTAGATTGGGTGAAACTTATTCCTATGTAACCTACGAATTTACCTCAGACAAGGTAATGACTACTCAAGAAGCCTATGACTTCGTAAAGAAATATCCTGAAAGATGTACAAGGGTACCCAATACATCACAAGATAACATTTACGATAAATATAACGAGGATTATGAAGATTACATAAATGACCCAGAGGATGAAATTAACTATCCTCCAGAAATCTTCGACTTCTTAGCCGATTAACCCGAGCAAATAGAAAATAATTCAAGTAAAATTTTTCTATTTAAAATAAAGTTCTTATATTTGTATCAGAAAAAGAAATTAATCATTTTACTAACATTTTAAATATAGACGTTATGAAAAAGAATGAAACAAAGGTTACTAACCTGGTTGCAACTAAGGTTGCCGAACAACTTGAAGGAATTAAAAATTCTAAGACTGCTAAGGCTTCTGCTCCTAAGGCCAAAAAGACTAAAAAGGAATTGGTACAAGATGCTCAAGAAGCTGCCACTAAGTTTGCCAATGCTAAATTGGTAGAACTCTCTCCTAAAACCAAAACTTCAAAAAAGGAACAGGTTGTCAAGGAAGTTAAGGAACAACAAAAACCCTCCATCATCGAACAGGTAATTTCTAATCGGGAAGTTAAATACGTATACCCTGCCGATGTAGTTGATACACTTGCTCGGAAGAAATGGAGACAACAAACTCGAAACGAACTCCATCGATTGGAACTTGCAATGGCTCGTATCAAAGATACAAACTCTAAGGAATTCAAGGCTGCTGCTAAAGCATACGAGGACTTTAGAAAGAAAGTCCTCAAACCAGAACAAGTTGCATAAACCTTTAATTAACCAGGTGCCCGGGATAATTACCTGGGCATCTCAATTCATACAAAATGGATTACACTATCTTCTCTGATAAAGAGATGCTTAAGCAGGACAAAGAATTGGTAGAATTACATAAACGATGTTGTAAGTCCTATCTAATCCAACATTCACTTAAGCACTCCAAGATTAAGAAGTTCTTTATCGTTTACGATTGGTATATAAATACTGATAATGTAAGGAATTTCTTTTTCAGGCCTATAAATCTTTTCATTCAGGCATTGCTTTTAGGGCAACTTGATGAAATATCCGATTACATTAATCCTAACAAAAATGGAAAACGAAAAAAGAAACGAACCAGAAAAGTATAACGTACTTTATTGCAAAGGCAAATATCAGTATAAATCTAAGTATCCCCAAATAGAAACTAAACATAAGGTTATCTATGCAGGGCCAGTAGAACCAATGGCACCCATCTGGGATAATGTATCAGATATATTAAGGAAATCTGATAGAATTTGTACTGAATCTCGAAGAGAATTAAAGAAGTTAGAGGAACGTTCACAGAATAACCTTTACTTCAAGAAAAATGGTATTACCCATATAATCGTATACAAATGTTTAGAGAAATAGTTAAAGACCTATATATAGGCAAATCGAAGTTAACCATAGAATGTAACCAAAAGGAAATACCCCAAACTACTCTGGTTCAAGACATATTACAGAATACTGGATTTACGGGTAATATGCCCGACTATGGTACCTATGGTAATTTCAAGGATGGGAAATTTGAGATTACTCCAATGATGCCTAAGCATTGCTTATTTATTACTGGAGTACCCAAAGGGGCAATCCTTGATAATTTCAGAGTTAGAAGAACATATTGGTCCTCTTATTATGAAGATGATGTAAGAGGGTACTTATTTCAAATTACAGATGAAAGTATACCTCGTTTAATAATCACAAATTAAATCTATATGGAAGCAATCGATTACGTAAAATTATTTAAGCTCGACCAAGAGAATTATGATTTTAAAAGGGAAGAGTTTATATCCGAATTAGGTAAAGAATTTCTAGATTATTGCCAAACCACTACAATTGGGATAGATAAAAAGACTGGCAATATATACTACTACCGATTTAGGGAAATAGTTAAGAATTTCGAAACTAAATTCTGGGCAATCTCAGAACTTAAAATAGGAGAACCATTAACTCAGAAATTATGGAATGCCTTTTTCGCTACTCAGGTAGTTCCTTTAAGGCAAAGATTATTCCCAAAGGTTCAGAAATTAATCGAAGAGCAAAAGGGGATAACCAATAACCGTAGTAAACAAGACAAAAAACCTACGAACCATAAAAAAGCAAACTATGGCAAGGGAAATCACAGACCTGCATGGGAATAAATTTAAGGTAGGGGATTATAAACTTTGCCTTGATATCCCCATCACTGGGAAAGGTAATTTAGTATTCACCAGGGACCTAATCTCTGGTGAAGCTTTTAATTTATCAGTAAGTAAGAAAAAGTATAAGGGATATTTCTATAACCTATCTTTGAATCTGTATATAAGGTTCGATTTAGAATATATGGGTTATGATGAAAGTTCCGATATCAGAAAATCTAATTTGTATGTCAGAAAAAAGAAATAAGATAGTAAGATTCCCAAGACCTATGGGGACTACTGCAATGGCATTAGAGTATCAGAAACATCCTGATGATACTTTATTGATGAAAATACATAATTATATCATCAATCAATGGCTAATTGGGAATGGTGTATTATGTGGTATCACATACGACATAAATACATTCTCATATCGTATGGGTATAGATATCAATTACATACGTGTATTTATGAGAGATAGGCTATTAAGCTCTAGAATATGGGATAAAGAAAAGGCAGAAGATTTACTACAAGCATTAATGGGAGAACAACTAGCATGGGCTTTGGAAGACCGTATGGAAATAGCCCATCAGGTTAATATCCTAAGAGAATCTCAGGGAGGGAAATACGTACCGTTTATATCTGCCGAGCTGGGAAAGGCCCTTAAATTAAAGCTTGAATCCTCTACATCTCTGCAATCAATAGTACGTAATCTTACTGGAGGAAGTACTACAAATATCTTTGCCCAATTTAATCAACAGAACAACGTAACACAGCAAAATGCAATCACCGTTGAAGAGGCACGTCAAATCGTATTGGAATCACAAAGGGTATTAGATAAACCAGAAGAGGCTAAACTATTGGAGGATAGGTATGACATTAAGTCATTACCCGAAGTAGTTGCTACTAAACAAGAAGGAGTAGATACCAGTAAAGAGGGTCTTAATCTTAATAAAGCAGAGCTAATGCAAATTACTGATGATTATAAGG